GGTCATCGATGGTCTCCGGTAATAGTGCAACAGCGCACTCGCAAGCCCCGCCAGCGGGGCAAGCGGCTGGACTGTTATTTCACCGCCTTGATGAGGCCATCAGCCATCACTACGTTGGCGAAAAACTCACGGCCCCGTCCGGTGATATGGGGGCGGTTGGCTCCGGTCAACGTGCCGTTGTCACGGTACTCAGCACCGAACATGGACGTTTCGATATAGCGCAAGGGCTTGCCGACTGATTCTTTCAAGGCCTTTTTGGATTCGTAGTTGAAGACTAGCATTTGATTCTCCGGTTGTAGTGCGATATTGCACTGAAACGAAATGTAATAGCGTTTACATCCCTTTTTTCACCAGCCCATGCATTTCGCAACGACAGTTGGATTTATTTAACTCTACCAATGTCTACCAAGTTCTACCGGAAAACAGCTAGAACTAACAGGAATCGCGCGATGCGCACGCGTAGCACAGGTCATGCCAAGCAACTGAAGTGCATAACTACGGTTGCAAATGTTTGTCTCCCGAAATCGATTTAAACGGCCTCAGAGCGTTTTTTTGGTGGTCAGGCTACCTAGCCCTTGGAGGGTCTCTGAAAACCTCACCAGCGCGTTTTCGCAACTCTGGTTGGAAAAGTTATGCACAGAATGCGGTGGATAACTTTTTTTTATCCACAGGCTGTGGATAACTTATAATCTGATGGTTTAAACAGTACTGCGTATCTGTACAGGAATAGGAGTTGACTATGGGAACGAAGCTTACGATAGAGGATTTGGAGGGCATGGACGAGCCAGTGCCTGAGGGGCTGCTGGATGAGGGTCAACCATCGGACACTGATTTTGAAAACCCCGTGACCCCTAGCGAAGCGGAACAGTCGGGCCAGTCTCCAGTAGCACTAGTAAGACATAGAGAAATGACTCATGGCATGAGGTCATTCATTGCAGCCAAACTGGCAGGGTCTACCAGTAGAGACGCATACCGAAAGGCATACCCCAATGACAAGAGCAGCGATGCAACGGTCAGTGCCAATGCGTACAAACTCAGCAAGCATCCGCTGGTTGCTAAGGCACTGCAAGACGCATGGGGTCAGACAGAGGAGGCACTGGTAGAGGATATGGCGGCAAGTAAACGCTATGTCATTCAGAGCCTGATTTCACTGAGCAGGAACGCCAAACAGGAAGGCTCCCGTCTAAAAGCCCTTGAACTACTAGGCCGTGCAGCAGGGGCGTTTACATCAGCAGCACCAGTGGAAGCACCAGCACCAACAGCAGCCCAACTGAAGAAAGAACTGGCTGGTCACCTGAAGCTACTAAAGCAATAGCTATGTCCTATGTATATGGATGCACTGATAGCTATGTCCTATGTGTGTAGGTCAGCACCACATCCGGCATGGCAGGCCAGCCAGCCAGCAGCAGGCCATTGGTGTAAACGGGACAGTGGTGTAAACGGGGCAGCCTCAGGGGGGAGATGCAGCGACCCCACCGCCCCCCCACCACCCCTCGTTGCCGCCGTGCCATGCCTACGCCTATTACGCTCTATTCCACTCAAACGATTCCTAGCCAATCACCCCCCCCATCTTCCAGTCTCCCCACCCCCACGGGGTATATATAAATTTTGCAAAGAAGATGCGAACGTTCTCATTGATGTTTACACCACTTGCGAACGTTCTCAAAAGCGTTTAAACTCTGCCTATGAGCAAACAGAAGGTACTGGACTTTATCAAGAGCCACATCAGACAACATGGTGTTTCGCCTAGCTATGAGGTGATAGCAAAGGGTGTAGGTATGTCTTCCAAGTCCAACATCCACCGGATTGTTCATCGGCTGCGGGATGAAGGTCTCCTAGACCTGAAGCCTTACAAGTTCCATTCCATAAGACTTGTGGATAGGTCAGTGCAGGAGATTTCCCGCTTATGACTCTCCTGACCCACAAGGAAGTGCAAGACTACCTCAGTATCGTGGACAAGGTTCCTGCTGCGGAGAGGATGAAAATCACTGCCCTGCTGGAGATGGATAGGGTTGAACGGTGCAAGGAGTCCTTCCTTCCCTTCGTGAAGGAGATGTGGCCTATCTTTATCTCTGGTAAGCATCACCAAATCATGGCAGATGCCTTTGAGAGAGTTGCCAGAGGAGAACTGAAGAGACTCATCATCAATATGCCGCCCCGGCATACCAAATCAGAGTTCGCATCGTTCCTTCTACCGTCTTGGTTCTTAGGTAAGTTCCCTGAGAAGAAGGTTATCCAGACTGCTCACACCGCAGAACTATCGACGGGATTTGGACGAAAGGTACGCAACTTGGTGTCTTCTGACACATACCAGAAGATTTTCCAGACCAAGCTGTCTAGCGACTCTAAAGCCGCAGGTCGGTGGAACACCGACAAAGGTGGGGACTACTTTGCTATCGGTGTAGGTGGTGCAGTCACCGGTAAGGGTGCTGACCTTCTCATCATTGATGACCCCCATTCAGAGCAGGAAGCAAAGCAGAACAATCCTGCGGTGTTTGACCAAGTCTATGAGTGGTACACCTCCGGGCCTCGTCAGCGTTTACAGCCTAACGGGGCAATTATTATTGTTATGACCCGGTGGGCCAAGAGAGACCTGACCGGGCAGATTCTGAAGAAGTCCGGCGGAGATGGAGTGGACGATTGGGAGGTCATTGAGTTCCCCGCAATTCTTCCGTCAGGTACTCCGTTGTGGCCTGCCTTCTGGTCTAAGAAGGAACTGGAGGCTATCAAGGCAGAGATTCCCGTAGCCAAATGGGAGGCGCAGTACCAACAGAACCCCACAGGTAATGAGGGTGCGATTATCAAGCGCGACCAGTGGAAGATTTGGGAGAATGAAAAGCTCCCTATGTGTGATTACATCATCCAGTCTTGGGACACAGCCTTTGAGAAGAACAATCGGGCGGACTATTCCGCTTGTACCACTTGGGGAGTTTTTGACTACCCGGACACCAATGGTAAAGACCAGACCAACATCATCCTGCTTGATGCGTTTAAACGCAGGATGGAGTTCCCTGAACTGAAGAAGCTTGCCCTTGAACTCTACAAAGAATGGGAGCCTGACACCCTGATTATTGAGAAGAGAGCCGCCGGGGCTCCTCTTATTTACGAACTCCGCAAGATTGGAGTGCCCCTGTCGGAGTACACACCTAGCAAGGGGAACGACAAGATTAGCCGTGTAAACTCTATTGCAGACCTATTTGCCTCTGGGATTGTCTGGTGTACGGGCTCTCGTGATGCAGATGAGGTCATGGAGGAAATGGCAGCATTTCCAAATGGCGATAACGATGACTTGGTGGACTCAAGCAGCCAAGCTTTGATGAGGTTTCGCCAAGGTGGGTTTATCCAGATTGCTTCCGACGAACAGGATGATGAGCCCATCTTCCGTCGCAAGTATGAATATTACTAAGGACATATATGGCAACCAATGTAGATAAAGGCCTGTACCAAGCCCCGATGGGGATAGAACAATTAGCCGAAGATGAGGAGCCCATTGAGATTGAGATTGTTGACCCCGAGGAAGTGAATATTCAGATAGGGGACATGGACATCTCCATTACTCCCGGTAAGGATGAAGACGACTTTGGTCAAAACCTTGCAGAACTTATTGACGACGGTGACCTCCAGTCCATTGCCAGTGACCTATCAGAGGACATCGACAACGACCGGAACAGCCGTAAGGACTGGGAGAAGGCCTACACCGATGGTTTAAAGCTTCTTGGTCTCCAGTTTGAAGAGCGAACAGAACCGTGGCAAGGAGCTTCTGGGGTGTTTCACCCTATGATTACCGAGGCAGTTGTAAGGTTTCAGTCAGAGACCATCACAGAGATGTTCCCGGCCCAAGGGCCTGTACGTACAAAGATTATTGGTAAGGAAACCCCGGAGAAGAAGGAAGCAGCAGTTCGTGTCGAGGAAGACATGAACTATGAACTCACCGAGGTGATGCGTGAGTTCCGCCCTGAGCATGAGCGGATGCTGTGGAGTCTTCCTGCAACAGGTTCTGCGTTCAAGAAGGTCTACTACGACCCTAACCTTGGACGGCAGGTCTCCATGTTTGTCCCCGCAGAGGACATCATCCTCCCCTATGGAACGACCGACCTAGACAGCTGCTATCGCTTAACGCATGTTATGCGTAAGACCAAGAACGAGATTCTTAAATTGCAGGAGAGCGGTTTCTACCGGGATGTGGAGTTGGGTGAGCCGGACAAGAACAAGAGCGACATCCAGCAGGCCAAAGACAAAGAGACCGGCTTTAGTGATTTAAACGATGACCGCTACACCCTCTATGAGGTTCACGCAGACCTAGACATACCCGGATATGAGGATGTCAACTCCGACGGTGAGGATACAGAGATTGGTCTGCCCTATGTCATCACCTTCATCAAGGGCACAAACGATGTTCTGGCTATCCGTCGTAACTGGGAGCCGGATGACGAACTGCGTTTAAAGCGTCAGCACTTTGTTCATTACCAATACATCCCCGGATTCGGAGCTTACGGGTTTGGTCTGTTTCACCTCATCGGTGGATTTGCCAAGAGCGCCACCAGCATCATGCGTCAGCTTATCGATGCAGGAACTCTGTCCAACCTTCCGGGCGGATTGAAATCTCGTGGACTGCGTATCAAGGGAGACGATACCCCAATCCAGCCGGGAGAGTTCCGCGATGTAGATATCGGCTCTGGGGCTCTGCGGGACAACATCCTGCCTCTGCCATACAAAGAGCCTAGCCAAGTCCTCGCAGCCCTATTGGGAACCATCGTTGATGAAGGCCGTCGCTTCGCAGCTACAGCAGACCTCAAGGTCAGCGACATGTCGGCGCAAGCTCCTGTCGGAACCACCCTAGCCTTGCTAGAGCGTCAACTGAAGGTGATGACGGCGGTGCAAGCCCGCCTCCATTACACGTTTAAACAGGAACTGGGTCTCCTTGCTGAAATCATTGCAGACTACACAGAGCCAAACTACGACTACGACCCTGACACATCTAGTCGCGGCGCAAAGAAAACAGACTACCAGTACGTGGAAATCATTCCTGTAAGCGACCCCAACGCTGCAACGATGAGCCAGCGTGTGGTTCAGTATCAGGCTGTAATTCAGATGGCGCAGATGGCCCCTGATATCTACGACCTTCCTCAACTGCACCGACGGATGCTAGAGGTTCTTGGTATCAAAAACGCAGAGAAGCTAGTCAAGCTGCCAGATGACCAAAAGCCAAAAGACCCCGTTTCGGAAAACATGGCAATCATCAGAGGAGAACCTGTAAAGGCGTTCTTCTACCAAGACCAGCAAGCGCATATGCAAGTGCATATGTCAATGATGCAAGACCCAAGCATTGCCCAGTTAATTGGTCAGAACCCCAAGGCTCCAATGATTCAAGCGGCACTCATGGCGCATATCTCGGAGCATGTGGCCTTTGACTACAGGCTGAAAATTGAAAACAGTATGGGGATTCCGCTCCCACCTGAAGGTGAAGAGCTTCCTCCTCAGATTGAACTGTCGCTGTCTTCAATGATGGCTCAGGCCGCTCAACAGGTTCTTCAGCAGGGCCAAGCACAGGCCGCTCAACAGCAAGCTCAACAGCAGGCCCAAGACCCACTGGTTCAATTGCAGCAGCAGGAAATGCAGCTTAAACAGGGTGGATTGCAGCTAGAGGCACAGAAAATTCAGCAGCAATTCCAGCTTGACCAAGAACGTTTAAACATTGAGAAGCAACGCATGGTTCTTGAGGCCTCTGCCAAAGCCGACGCTAACAACATCCGCAAGGAAGAACATGAAAGCAAGATGCAGCTAGAGGGCCTTAAAGCAGGTTCCTCAATAGAGGAAGGAAAACAGCGCCTTAAATATGAACAGGAAAGCGCAGGAGTTCGTTTGGGTGCTGATATTGCAAGAGACAAAGCCAACTTAGATTCTCAGATGAGGAGCAAAGAATGATTCAGAACTTCGCCCGCGTATTGCGCGAACAAATACGCATTGACATGAACAACTATGCAGACGACTTGGCTGGTGGGGCCTGTGCGTCTTTTGATGAGTACAAAAAACTGTGCGGGGTGATTCAAGGCCTAGCCATCGCAGAGTCCCACCTATTGGCCTTGCTAAAGAAAGCTGAAGATTCAGATGAGTAAAATCATTTTGCCTCCGGGGGTAGTAATGCCCGCGCCAATCCAAACGTCAGAAGAACCTGACGCATCAATGACAGACGCAGAAAAAGCGAAGCAGCTTCCAGAGCCATCTGGGTACAAGCTGTTATGTGTGCTTCCCGCAATCGACGAAACGATTGAAGGCACAAACTTCCTCAAGTCAAAAGACATGATGAAGCGCGAAGAAGTGACTACAGCAGTTTTGTTCGTGGTCAAAGTTGGCCCAGACGCATACTCCGACAAAGAAAAGTTTCCCAGCGGGCCTTGGTGCAAGCAGGGTGATTTCATCATGGTTCGCACCTACGCAGGTACGCGATTCAAGATGTACGGTCAGGAAATGCGCTATATCAACGATGACCAAGTTGAAGGTGTTGTGCAAGACCCCCGTGGAATCACCCACGTTTAAGGAGATACCATGTCCGAGTTTAAATTCCCCGATGAGTTGGAAGACAAAACAGTTGAGATTGAATCCAATGCGGATGAGATTGAAATTGAAGTCGTAGACGACACACCCCCAGCCGACCGAGGCCGCAAAGCCTTGGACAAAGAGGTTGAAGACCCCACCGATGAGGAAATTGCCTCGTATGGTGACAAGGTAAAGGTACGGATTAAGGAATTAACCCACGCCCGACACGACGAACGCCGTGCAAAAGAAGCTCTCATGCGTGAGAAGCTGGAGCTTGAGAACATGGCAAGGCAAATTGTTGCTGAAAATCAACAATTGAAAGGCTATGTCAACGCCGGAAGCCAGCAATTTCAGAAGCAATCCATCCAGTTGGCAGAAAACGAGCTAGAAAATGCTCGTAAGCAGTATAAAGTTGCCCAAGAAGCGTTTGATTCTGATGCTATACTGGCTGCGCAAGAAGCGTTGCTAGAAGCGAAGATGAAAATCGCCGCTATCAAGAGCCCTCGACAGCAAGTCCGTCAGGAACAGCGTCAAGAAGCTCCGCAACAAGTTCAACAGCAACCTGAAACCAAGGCAGATGCCAAAACCTTGCGCTGGCAAGCAAAAAACCAGTGGTTTGGTTCTGATGGATTTGAAGAAGTTACCAGCTACTCACTAGGGCTGCACCAAAAACTAGTGAATTCGGGTGTAGACCCGCGCAGTGACGAGTATTTTGATGCAATTGATACTCGCATACGAGACAAGTTCCCAGAGGTATTTGGGAATGAGAGGTCTAAAGAGTCTTCCAGACGACCTACTTCGGTTGTTGCGCCCGCTGCTCGTTCATCGGGCG